CTCGGCACACAGCTGAGCGCCGCGTACGGTTAAGAAAAGAGAGAGCCCGGAGGATCAGTCCTCCGGGCTCTTCGTGTCCCTGGCTATTGTTTCATCAATAGCGCGGTTTATGAATTTGTTGACGCTGCCTCCGTCTTTTGCCTCCGCATGAGCTTTTATTATATCCAGCTTGCCGAGCGGGACGGTTACGGAGATCCGGTCATAATGGGCCTTGACGTACTTTGACACACTTGCCTGCTGCTTTTTCGATACTGCCATATAACGACCTCCTTCAGCCGTGTTATTGCGCGGCCACATCGAATACTATACCATAAAACGCTATTAACGGCAATAGTAATAGTGCACAACAGCATACCACTATTAGCGTCAATAGTTTGGCGTATCTGTCAGTATACTATTAGCGTTAATAGTGGTATAGTATTCTCAACGCAGGGCATAAAAATGAGCTGCATATCTGCGCCGCCAAGCCAAACAGATATACAGCTCATAGCCCCGAAGAGCACTGAGGCTATATATATTATAGCACGAAAAGCCAAATATTTCAAGAAAGGAAGGAGGAACAGCATGGACGAAACAACTGAATTCATTATGCTGCTGCATAGACACCCCGAAGCGATCCCTCAGCTTATGGAGATCGTGAGAGCAGAAAAAGGAGCGGCCGCCCCTGCCGGAGAAAGCGAAGGCGACCGCTGACAGCACACCCCCGAAGAAAGGAAGCATACCGCCTATTACTATACCGATGTGCTCCCTGGAAGTCAACTGCAAAGAGAAAGGAGCGCACACCATGAACACCATAAGCGAGAACAGCCTCGAATTGTTGCTACTCGATAGCTCAAACCTTCTTAACGCGATTCGCAACCGTTTCGACATGTCCGGAGCCTATTATATCACTAACCCGGACAAGGCGAGAGAATGGATAGACAGCGAGTATGACATAATAGGCGCTGCGGTCAATACCTCGGCAGATATTATCCAGCTACTTGCTGAGCTGTATGAGAACGGCAATATAAAGGTGGAAGTCAGAAATTTGCCATAAGAAAAAAAGAAAAGCGGGAAGGCCGGTGCAACCTTCCCGCTTTTCTTACCAGGTTTGCCTTCGCCATAGATGAAATGACGAAGATTCTCATCAAATCCTTATGTAAATCAAGTATATCATATTTTAACAAAATATGCAAGAGAGAGCCCGGAGGATCAGTCCTCCGGGCTTGCTTTTCGCCCAGCTCAATCCTTTGCTCAATCCTTTTGAGAAATGAACACAAATGCGGAGCGGGACAATTAACAGATATTTACAACATCAACATAGAGAAAATGCCGAGAAACACTACATTTCCCGGCATTTTCCTTGCTGGAGCACCTATCCAGATTCGAACTGGAGACCTCGTCCTTACCAAGGATTAACAGACTTGTTGTCGCTTGCGGTTTCTTACGTTACTTTGACGCGAAAACCGTAGACTTTATGCGGCTTTGCAGAATTGTGTCTGTTGTCGCTTGATGTTGCTTGTTGTGCGCTTTTCTCAATCCTTTTTGACTGTCCCTCAATCCTTTGCTCAATCCTTTTTGAAAAATACGAAAAAAGAGACGCCCCCGCAACCCTGGAAGATCGCGGAGGCGTCTGCTGTGTTTCCGGCAAGTTACCGGCAAATTAAAAGGCAAATTGTGTCAATCATTCGCTGCGTGTATGGCGTCCCAAACGACTTGCCCGACCTTCCGGATACTGTCCTCGTTTGCGTGGCCATACATTTTGATCGTAAATGCGGGATCACTATGGCCGAGCCGTTCCGATACACTGAGCGTATCAGCTCCGTTCGTAAGGGCTATACTGGCCGCGGTATGCCGAAGTATATGCGGGTGAAAGTCCTTGATACCATAGCGCCGGCCGAATTTCTCAAAATAGCGCGTCGGCGTCTGCGGGTGCATGGGCTCCGGGGAATTGTCCCGCGTGAAGATCCATTGACTTATACAGGAGGCAGCCTGTTCGTCTCTCCAGCGCCGCAGTATGCCGAGTGTTATCTCGTCCAAATACACCGTGCGCGTCTTACCGTTCTTCGGGGTAGACACATACACGCCGGCGAGGGAGGTATATTGCAGATTGCGCTGGATTCTGACTGCTCCGGTCTTGAAGTCAATATCGGCCCACTGTAGGCCGCACACTTCGCCTCTGCGTGCTCCGGTGTCCGAAGATAGGTAAACATACGCTTGCCATTTGAGAGGCTCCTGCGCGACGCAGGACAGCACAGAGCTCAATTCCTGCGAGGTGTAAGCCTTCTTCCGATCGTCGCCCAGGTTTTCATCTTTGCGCGGCGCCGGGCGCTTGACCTTCAGCATGGGCGAGATCGGTATGCTATCGTCCATGAAAGCCATATTAAACAGACCGTTCAGTATGTTGTAAAGCTTCACGACCGAGGCGTGCTTATACCCGGCCTTTTGGAATTCGACTATCAGCTTTTGAATGATCGCCGGCTTTACGTCAATAAGGAGCAGATCACCTATCGCGGGAAGGATATGCTTATCAAGGTTCATTCGATAGCTGTAACAGCCGTTAGGCGTCATTGTCGCCTCTTTTGTCGGCATGAAAACGCCGTCGGCATACTGCCGCACGGTTTTGAGCTTCTCGGCCTCCGCGGCCTCTGCGGCCGCTCGGGCTGCGGCCTCGGCAGCCTCTTCGGCTTCCTTTTGTTTTGCCTGGGCGCGGTTCATGATCTCCCCGGCCGCGCAGGCACGTTCAAACTCGGCAGCAGCCTTATTCAGCTCTCGCTCCGCGGTGCTCTTTGCGACCGGCTCACCGTCTGCAGCCAGCGGCCAATAAAAGCGCGTTTTATACGGCGCCTTACCATAACCGCGAGAGACGCAGATCTGCCAATAGCGTTTACCGGCCTTAGTCTCTTTCAGCGTTATACTCGCCATTATTGTCCTCCTTCCTCATTATTGAAACTGTGAGAATAGTAATACTTATTCCCGAGTTCTATAAGAGCTTTTGTTGGTTCATATTCCTCTAAAAGATCAGAAAAAACCTCTGACAGTTCAAAACGTATAAGCTTTAGTTCCCCATACCAGCGTAAAAACAGGTTTTCGACTTTTTTATGCAAATCATTTGCCGCCGGTATCTCATGTAACCATGTTTCACAGAAGGAGCGAACATCATCGTCATCAACGATTGCCCCGTCCTTGATTTTTTCGAGCATATCTAAAAAAATATCAACAAATATCCTTATATCTCTAAGCTGAGTTAAAAGTGAAATGATTTGCTTTAGATTGTTGCAACACAGTACTTCTGATAACCAGTTGCTGGGCCCGGTACGCCCATCGTCAAGATTATAATCTTCCTTATAATTGCATACAATTTGCAGTGCTTTTTCTGATAGGCCGGTATACTTCGCGACTTCCTGCAGCTCCGGATCACGCGGCGCCGCAGGGGATAGGCCGAGCAGATAATCGGCAGACACGTTATAATGAACAGCTAAATTGTATAAATCGTCGCTTCTAATAGGCCGCTCGCCGTTTTCCCATGATTTGACATAAGAGCGGCTAACCCCCAGCGCGTCGGCAAGCTGCTGCTGCGTTTCGTTTTTTCCTTCTCGCAAACTGCAGATTGTTGTGCCAAGTTCACTATACATTTTTCTTTTTCCCCCAAATCTGTACCAATTTTCAATCACGGCACAAAAGCCCTTGACTCATCAATATCAATATACTATACTGTGTATGTACCATAATACAAAATTGGTACAATATTGTCAACAGTAATTTGATGAATGGAGGTGTTTTTTTAGTTTTGGAAATGACAGACGAGGCCAGGGCTGAGCGTAATGCCTATTATCGGGAATGGTACAAGAAAAACAGGGAGAAGGTCAGGGCCAGCCAGCGAGAATACTGGGAACGCAGGGCGGCAGGCAAAAAGGAGGCTAAAAAGCATGAAGCGACTGACAAATGACAGCAACGTGCCATATCAGACCATAGACGCGACTGCACGCCTCACAGGCCTGAGCCGGGATTATATCCGGCGCGGCGTCAAGGCTGGCCAAATTCCTTTTATACGCGCCAGCGCCAGCGGCAACAGCGCCTATATGGTAAACGTCCCGCTCTTCCTGGAACAGCTGGAGAGCGAATCGACAGCGAACATGGCGAAGCCGGAGGCGGTAATATGAGCGCCTATAAAAATACCCCGGTCAGCGCTGCAACACTAACCGGGGCGGGGAATCAAAGGCTTGTTACGGCCTTCGAAACGCAAGAGGACAATATCACAAACGGCAGCACACGTCAACCCGGAGAAATAGAAAAACTGCTCCGGCGCGGGGAGAGCAACGCCATAAAGGTTGCCGAGCTCGGAAGGCTGGCCGGGGGACTGAACAACCGGGCCCTGCGTCGCCAAATCGAACAGGAGCGACTTGACGGTGCACTGATCCTGAGCACGGTGCGCAATGGCGGCGGCTATTTCCTGCCGAGTGAGGGCGAAGCCGGACAGCGAGAGATCGCGGCCTACATCAACACACTGACCGCGCGTGCCGTCAATACCTTCAGGACGCTGCGCGTGGCGCGTAGAGCTTTGCGGATCATAAACGGACAGACAGAGATTGCGGAGGTTAAGCAGAATGAATGAAGAAGCGCGGCCCGGAGAGAGGCAAAAAATGAAAACAGCCGGACGCCGGGACCGCCCAGCTGTAAAACTGTATTTTGATAGGTTCTGCCCGATCATCAAAAACTTAACCCCGGCCCAGGTGGGGAAGCTCATGGCCGTTATCGTTGAATACGTACAGACCGAGGCCGTCCCGCCGATAGACGACAGCATGACCGCCTTTGCGTTTGAAATGCTCAGGCCCAGCCTTGATTTTGACGGCGAAGCCTACGAGGAATCATGCCGGCAGAGTAAATATGCGGCCTACTGCAAGAAAATGCACAAAAAAGGCGAAGATCCGCTTCCTTACGACGAATATTTGGAAATACTTGCCTCAAGAGGCACAACGGACAGTAACGAGCCGATACGAGCCGTAACGGACGGTAACGAGCAGACACCAAAACAAGAACAAAAACGAGCTCAAGAACAAACCCGAGAACGCCCTCAAGAACGACCCCAAGAGCAGCCAGGGGCACAAGAGCAGAAACAAGAGGATTCCAAAGGGGAAAGAGGGGGAGGGCTGACTATGCCGAGGCCCTTGACCGAAGAGGAAGAACAGCAACGTCGCGAAGAGTTCAGGCGCAAGCTGGAACAGTTCGAATGACACCATGTTGAACACGGAGGGGGCCGGAGGCTTTGTTCTCCTGCTCCCGCCTCCATGGCTGAGCTTATCCGGGCGAGATTTGCACACCAAACGCCCGACGTTAACGTAACTGCGAACTGAACTATAGACTTTAACGCGAAAGTATGGTATAATTATATATGGAAAAACTGAACAGGTTGACACCCGAATACAGCCGGGAGATCGAGAAGAAACTCGACGAGGGGTATCTTGTTGAGCTGATGAAGCGCCGAGAAGACGGCACGATCGTCGCCCGGACCGTGAAAAAGAAAGAAATATCGTTACCCACCGCGCGAGAGAGCGCGGGGAAGCACCGAGAGAGGTGACCGACTACAATGTCGGTTCCCTCTCTTTTTTTATTATGCAGCCTATATTTTGAAAAGGAGGATTACCAATGACAGCAGCAGCAAAGAAGGAAAGAGCAAAGTATATGCGCGAGTGGCGTAAAAGGAACCCGGAAAAGACGCGCGAATACGATGAACGCAAATGGGAGCGCAAGGCCGAGCAGGCCATGCGTCAGAGAGCCGCGGCAGCAGAGGCCGACAGAGCGGGGGCGTGTGTGTGAACAGTCAGCCCCGGCCCTTTATACTCAACGCAGCCATGCCGCAGGCGCCGATCTCCCCGGAGCGTCTGATGATGTATGTCGATTGTATCATCAATAAGACCCCGGAAAAAATACCGCCAGCTATAACCCGCCTGGATTATTTCCTTGCGCGGATCGCCGGCGCGGATATTTCGGCACCGGCACCAATAACAAGCACCGAGCTATTCCTTGCCAAGATAGCCGGCGACGAGGTTGCCGTACCGGCGCCGTATTCCCGCATTGATATTTTCCTGGCCAAAATCGCGGGAGAAGACGTCATAACGCCTGTGCCGGTAACGGCAGTGGAAGACGCCCTCCAAGAGTGGTTATCGAATGTTGAAAGGGAGCGCAACGCTTGACTTCTGAGAACAAAAAAGACGAGAGGATCATATCCGCGCTTTTATGCAATCCGACCGTGCGAGCTGCAGCTGCGGCTCTCAACGTGTCGGAGAGGCAGATCTATACTCGTCTGAGTTCTCCGGAATTCAAGAAGAAGTATGCACAGGCACGCAGGGAAGCGCTCGACCAGTGCACAGCTTATGTGCAGGGGATCGTCGGCGACGCCCTGCACACAATGTATGAGATCATGACAGACCCGGACAATGCGCCGACCGTCCAGCTCCAGGCCGCGCAGGCCATAACGCGCACGGCCCTTGCCATGACAGAGCAAATGGATATTATGGCGCAGCTCGCCGAACTGAGGGAGGCGGTCTTCCCCGATGAGCAGTAACGGCATAGCGCGGCAGATCGCGGAGCTGAAAAAGGCTGTCAGGAGCTCAAAGGACGCCCAGGACGTTATAAAGGGCCTCGACGTAACAGAACATATCGCGCCGGTATATATCCCGCTACATGAGGATATAGGAAGCGCTGCGCACCAGTTTTACAACCTCCCCGGCGGCCGTGGCAGCGGCAAAAGCAGTTTTGTGTCGCTGGAGATCGTCAGCGGCATTATGAACGACCGTACCGGTGAGACAAACGCCATAGTATTCCGGCGCACGGCGAACACCATGCGCGACAGCGTATACAGTCAGATCGCGTGGGCGATCGACACGCTCGGAGTAAGCCAGTTTTGGCAGGGCAACGTCAGCCCAATGTGCTGGACGTACAGGCCGACCGGAGCGCAGATCACGTTCAGGGGCCTCGACGATCCGGGAAAGATCAAGAGTATCAAGCCCCGGCGCGGCGTATACCGCTATGTATGGTTCGAAGAATTCAGCGAGCTGCCGGGAGAGAACTTTCTGCGGTCAGTCATGCAGTCAGTCCAGCGCGGTGGCGAGGGCTTTCTCGTTTTCCGGAGCTTCAACCCGCCAATAAGCCGCAACAACTGGGCCAATCTCTTTGTAGAACGTCCGGACGATCGCGCGATAACAATGCGCACGACCTATCTTGATATGCCGGCGGCATGGCTGGGCGAGGACTTCATAGCAGAGGCCGACAGGCTCAAAGAGATAAACGAAGCGGCCTATAAGCATGAATACCTGGGCGAGGCGATCGGCAGCGGCGGCGAGGTCTTCCCGAATATCGAGGTAAGGCAGATTACCGACGAAGAGATCAAAATGCTGCAATACCGTTTTGCCGGCCTTGACTTCGGCTATGCCGTTGACCCGGCGGCCTTCATCTATGCGGCGTACGACGCGAAGCATGACGCGATTTACCTTCTCGACGAGATATACAAGCGCCACCTGAGCAACGCGCAGCTCGCCGAGCAGATAAAAGAGAAGAACTACACGCTTTCCGGACAGTATTATGTGTCGCCATTGTCCGGCGCCGCGCTGCCGGAGCGCCAGGTTATTACCTGCGATTGCGCGGAGCCTAAGAGCATATACGATTTGCGCGATCAGGGATTAAATGCAAAAGCCTGCAGCAAATTCCCCGGCTGCGTCCAGTATCGTATCAAATGGCTGCAGAGCCGCCGGATAGTGATAGATCCGGCGAGGACGCCAAACGCGCACAGGGAATTTTCCAGTTATGAATACGAGAAGACAAAAGACGGTGAGTTCCTGGCAGACGTACCGGACAAGGACAATCACACGATCGACGCCCTGGCTTACGCTCTTGATCGCGTGCTATACCGGCGCGGATCACCGGCATAAAGGAGGAACACAATGGCTTATATGCGAATTCATTGCCACCATTGCGGCGGCACATGGGAAGTATACCAGCGCGACGACTGGAAAGACGACCGGGCCCGGACGTGTCCGCATTGCTTTTCTGAGATAGACGCTCAGACATGGGAGCGGCAGATCATTCCGGCGCTCGGCGCCGTGGCAGACGCCAACGCGGAGCTGCAGAAAGACCATACAGGCACGCGCGGCCCGCTCTTTACCGTCGATGTCCTTGCCGGCCGTGTGATCCCGGAGGAACCGGAGGGCTGGCTGCACTCATTCGAAGAAATACAAGAGATAATCGGGAGCTGAGAGCATTGCAGTTCAATTTCAAGGTTCACGTTGATTTTGACCCGATCAAGAAGATTGAAGGGGCAAAAAAGCGCGTCGAAAGAATCCTTGCGGAACAGGTACGGAAAGACACTTCGCCTTTCGTGCCGATGCTCACCGGCTCCCTGGATAACCGAACAAAGGTCGAGGGGACCGAGGTCATATACCCCGGACCGTACGCGCGATATTTGTATTACGGAAAAGTCATGGTAGATCCGAACACAGGCAGCCCAGTTGCGCCGAAATACGGCCATAAGGTCGTAACAAACCGCCCCCTCGATATTACGACTAATTTCCACAGCCAGGCACAAGCCTTTTGGTTCGAGGCCTCGAAAGCTCAGAACCTCGAAAAATGGGAGCGTGTCGCGAAAAAGGCAATAGATAGAGAGCTGAGAATGGCACCATAAGCAATTAAGGTGAAGAAAGAAGAAAGGAAAGAAAAAGCATGATTATTGACAAAAAGAGAGACAGGGAGAGCGGCGCCTTGACTTATGCAGTCTGCGCCGACATAAGGGAAACCGGCAGAAAAGAACCCAGCGCGATAGTAGTCTTCGACAAGCTGGCCACGGCGGCGCTGGCTATCAAGTATCTGCGCGGGGATCGCATGACCTGGGAGGACACTGACGCGGCGAAGGAGGCTATTGCCAAAGCCGAGAAGCTGGAAGAAATACCGGAAAGAGGGGCGGCATTTTGAGAGAAATACCAAAGCCCGGAGAGTGGCAAGAAGAAACAGACCGTTATGGCGTTAAGCGGCGTTACCGCATGATAGGCGCCGGCACAAAGGAATACGAAAAGACGGTTCGCGTTGACGGCCTCGAAATTCCGGAGAGTGAGCTGCAGGACTATTACAAGCAAAAAAAAGAACGAGCAGCCGCCGGTATCAAGCCACAGCGCCTTCAGAATACACCCGCGCTTACGCTGTGCCCTTTTTCCACTTCCCAGCAGAGCTGCAGACGCGAAAAATGCGCGTTATATACCGGAGCGAGCTGCTCCCTTGCGAGGATCGCAGAGAGAGCAGAAAAAGACACGGCGGGGCTGAGCTGCCCCTTTTCAGCGTATCCATGCCGCAGGGAGTGCGGATTATATAAAAACGGCTGCGTATTGACGGCAGCAAAAGAAAGGAAATAAAAAGAATGAGCGAATTTAACGAATACGCGCAGCGGTTCGACAAGATCATGCAGACGATCAGTGCCGAACACGCAGAGATTGAGGCAAGAATGACCGCAGCAGAAGACGCGAGGCGCGAATTCCCGCAGAGATCCGGAGGCGTTACGCCGGAGTATATGGTAAAGAGCAGCCGCGCACAGGCCGATTATGTCGCCGCTGAGGAAGAACTGCGCGAGCTGCGCCGCAGCATGGAGGACGGCAATTACAGGCGGCAGATAAAGGAGCTTCGCAAGGAGCTCGAGAATAGCCTGGCGAAAGCTTTTCGTGTTGACCCTGAGAAGATAGACAATGCGACCCTTGAACTGCTTAAAAGCGGGATATGCACCCCTGACGAATACGCCGTTTTTCTCAATAAGGCAATCGACGGCGGCAATCCGACAATGGCGCGGCTTATCTGCAAATATGCGGAGGACGCCGCGGCTGCAGCCGTAGAAAAGGCCGGGGGTTATATGGAAGATCCGACCGCGAAGGCCCTGCGCACCGTGGTATATAACGGCCGGGCATATAACGGAAAGCAGTGGCTCGACGCCTTCGACTACATGGAGGATATATTTAACCGTGCCAGCCGCAACCCGGCAATGCTGGAGCAGTGGGATAACCTGACTGCGGATCTCCTTGATAAATTCTAACGGTATGAGTATGGATTACCTTGAAATAATGAATTTTTGCGGTTATGACCTCAACAAGGCCGACAAAATGGCCGGGGAAATCGTAACTGCCGCAGAAAAAGCCGACGAAAAAACCGAACAGGAGGAAAAAAACAATGGCTGAAATTCAGGCAACTATAACAAGCCCGGAGATGATGCAGGAGAAAATGAAGGCGGCGCTCGGCTTTGACCAGCCTTCGGCGCTGGACGTAGTACGCCGCGAGGATTACAAGTCCGACGTCGAATATATCCACGCGCTTGCAGAGACGCAGGCAATGATGGACGCGCCGGAATACCAGAAAGCGGCTCGAAAAGTGGCCGCCGAGAAACAGCGCCGGCAGGAACAGGAAACCCGCGAAGCGCAGCACAAGGAATACAACGATATTCTTAATGGCGTTACGCTGCAGGAGCATGAAAAGAAGGAGATCGACACCAAAGCGGCCGAAATGGCACGCAGCGACCTCGGCGCCGGCAAAATCTTTGCGTCGGATCTCGGCCGGCGCATAGAAAAATATGCGGCCGAGCTCACCGAAAAGAAAAAGCGGGAGCTTGCGGCTAATATTCAGATGAATCGCTTATTTCGCGGGAAGTAAGGAGGTATAGTCATGCCCGATATGGAAGAAAAAATAAACATTCTGCAGCCGATCGATACCGGTCTTCGGACACTGGAGCTGAGAACCAACGGCGGCGGCAGTGTGGAGGTTGAATATAACCCTTACGACGTCAAACTCATAGCGGCCATACTGGACGCCACTGAAAAGCTCGACGCGATCCAGGCAAAGCTGACGCCGCTGAGCATAAACAACTGGCGCGAGATATACGAGGCCTGTATGAAAGCGGACAAGGAAATGCGGGAGATCCTCGACGGCCTGTTCAACGTGCCGATCTGTGAGGCCCTCTTCCCCAATCAGACCGTGCAGGCAATAGGCAACGGTTTTCCTGCCTGGGCGAATCTGCTGTGCGCCGTGCTCGACGTCATGGACGCCGGCCTAACGAGCGAAAAGAACAGCGCAAAGGCGCGTATACGCAAGTATTCGGGCAAATATAAGAAGTAACTGCAGGGGGCAGCTATGGTATACGGAAACGTACATTGCTACAACTGCGGGGCAGATTTTGAGCTTTACGTCGAGAACGTAACGGCCAACGGCGCAGCGGTGTTTTGTCCTCACTGCTGCGCCCTGCTCCCGGCGTCGGCGTCAAAGAAACTGCTCGACGTGTTTATGATGCTCGAAGAAGTCAATAAAACCCTTCGCAAGGCCTCTGCAGATTATAACGC